TTGGCAGGAGAGGATGGAATTCCTGGTTTTGAGCCAATTAATTTAAAAGCTTCAACAGGATGGCCTGATTGTGTTCCAAAATCTAACATCATTTCTTTAAGTGATGTTTCAGTTGATGGAATAACTTGCCCCCGAGTTGCACCCGATTGGGTGTGGGAACAGGTTAGAAAGTATGAAGATGAATTAAGTCAGGGAAGACGAATACATTTGATTCATAGATGTAACTTGAAAGATGAACCAACCAAGATCACAAAGGAAAAAGTGCGCGTTTTTGCGGGCACTCCAATGATAGGGTTGTTGTTAGTGCGTAAATATTTTTTGAGTATTTGCAAGTTTATCATGGATCATCCCATTCAATTTGAATGTGGAGTAGGTGTTAATCCTTATAGCAATAAGTGGACTAAATTAACTAAATATATGCTTAAGTACGGAGAAGATCGTGTAATTGCTGGAGATTATAAACTTTATGATGGAACAATGTCAAGTAGAATGACATTAGCTGGGATGAAGTTTTTAATAGATATAGCAGTTAAAGCAGGTTATAGTTCACGAGAAATCACTATAATGCAAGGGTTGGCAACTGAATTATGTTTCCCTACTTATGAATTTAATGGAGATTTTGTGGAGGTTAGTGGAAGTAATCCTTCGGGACATTCCCTAACTGTTTTTTTGAATAATATAGTTAATTCCTTATATTTGAGATATGCTTATTATGAAATTTCCAATACAAAGGAAGATGTTCCCTATTTTAGGGATGTTGTTTCAGTAATTTGTTATGGTGATGATAATAAGATGTCTGTTAAACGTGAGTACGATTGGTATAATCACACTGCCATTGCCAATTCTTTAGAGAAATATGGCATAATTTATACTATGGCAGAAAAAGATCAAGAAAGTGTTCCTTTTATAAACAATTTAGAGTGCAATTTTCTAAAGCGATCATCAATATGGTCGGATAATTATGAGTGCTATTTAGCCCCTTTAGAAATGAACACATTATTTAAAATTTTGCAATCACATTTAAAGAGTGATTTCTTAAATTTAACGGAACAATCTAAAGCTGCCATTGATAACGTGCTGCGTGAAGTATTTTTCCATGGTTTGGATAAATATGAATATATG